AATGTACTATACTTGTTTATCTTTAGAATTCTGACCATTATCAATGTTATGTTCTATTATTTTTAAATATTTAGTTATATTTTGCGAAGCTAAATCTCTAGGAAGTTCATGTGTAAATGTATTATTACCTTTAGTTAAAACTTCATATAAAATTATATTTCTTTTTATCTTATAATTTATTATGTACATTTGATTGCCCCTTAATTTATTTTTCTATATTCAAATACTCTTAATGGTTCAAACTGTATTAAGTAATCACCACATAAAGTAGATAAACCATATTTGCATTTGTAATGAGCAATACAATCTTGTACAAACCCTTCTGAAACTTCAAAAAAATTAGCCATTGTATATAAGTTGTGGCAACCGTGTTTAAAACTATCAATTATCCCATCAAGTGTAATAAGTTGTTCCATCGCATATTTTCTGGAGTAACCTTCGAATTTACGATTATTAAATTGTGACTGATCTAAAATATTACCATAGGTTAGTTTATGGTGTGCAAGTTCTTCAGCTAATGTTTCATACTTTTTTACAGTAGACAAACCACTTTTTATAAATATTTCGTTATCTGTGTAATAGCCATCATAAACACTGGGTAGTTTATTTGTTTCTGATATTTCAATTTCACTTCTTAATACTAAATTTTCGTATTTACCCATCCAATCGCCCCTTGTGTTTATTTCTTTCTATCTCGAACCCATTGCATAAAGTTTTCAATTTCATTCCATTCTTCTGGAGTAAATTCATCTTTATTAGCATGAGCAGCGTGAGTTTCTTGTTGTTGTGTTTCTTCCAAAAGAATACTTTCCGGAGTAACACCTAGTGCGTTTGCAAATTTAGCAATATCTTCCATAGGTATTTTACGAGACCCATTTTCATATCTTGATAAAGTAGATTTATTTATATCAACCTTTTTCGCTAAATCTGTTACGCTTATATTATTTTGTTGACGAATTTGTTTAATATACTTACCAATTTGTTCTGATGTTCTCATATTTTTAATCCTCCGTTAGTTGATAAATTTATAATATCATATTTCCATATAGGAAACAACTAGTATTTTAATTAAGTTTAGAAATATTTTTAAGGTTTTATGTTGACATATAGGAAACGGTGATTTAGTATGGAGTTAACTTCAAAAAAACGGAGGTGACAAAATGTATGAATTTAACATTAAGAGAATGAAAGCCGAACGCATAGCTAAAGGCATTTCATTAGCTGAAATGGCAAGTAAAATGGATATGACACCTGGTACTTATTCAAAAAAAGAAAATGGACATATCCGAATTAATGTTGACGACTTGGCAAAAGTTATAGAAATTTTAGAATTACCACAGGAAATGTGCGGTATTTTTTTTACACAAGTAGTTTCCAAAACGTCAACAAAACAATTAACTTAATAGAAGTAATTGAAAGGAGGTGATTAAAATGACACAAACTTTACAGGTAAATATTCCTATACCTGAAACACATGTCATCATTCCTAAAGTCGAGTACGAAGAATTAATTAATCGAGAAACAATGAATATGACATTAAGTGAAGTTGCTGCAGAATGGCCAACGACTAAAAAGTGGATTGTAGATCACATTATCGAAGATGAATACTTCAAAAGAAAAATCGAATCCTTTAGTCAGTTTCCAAATGCAGACGGTAAAGGTAAGTATCTTTTCAATCGTAAGAAGATGCGACAGTTTTTAGAGGATTATGAAGAAGAAATCAAAGCAAGAGCTAAAAAGGAGGGATAGCATGAATAAATCATTTTATATCGCATTCACAGCTTGGATGGTATTTACATTAGCTTTAATGCTCGTTGGTATTTACTTCACAACAGCCATTGTTGTAGGCATAGCCATTGCAGCATTAACTTACGTATTCTTTGATAACTATTTTTTCGCAAATAAAAAGACTGCAAGCTAACGGCAATTAGCTAACAGTCAAATGTTTTACAAAATATACAACTTAAATATACCACCAATTGAGGAGGTTAGCAATATGAACAAACACCGTTTACTTAACATGTCCTACGACTTAAACATCAAACTCGCTTATTCAGACATCGAAGGACATGTCACATTTAAACAATTCGACGACGCAACACTCGGCATAGCATTTACACATTTCAGCGATTACTACGAGAAAGGTTACGCCTCAATTCATATATATGATTGGCATAAGCAAGAAGAAGCCAAACAAGCACTTAAAGCTATGAAAGAGGTCATGGCTGGCGAAAGGTTGATAACTGATGAAACAGACAGTCACATACCTAATTAAGAAAAAAGATGATGATCTATATATTACAAACAAACCATCTGAATCTAACGATACTATCAAATATTCAACAGATAGACGTGACGCTCGAGAATTTAACGGACTAGACAACAGCATTATTGATATGACGAAACACATTGCAATTAAAAAGACAGTGACAGAAACAACTGAATATGAAGAGGTGGATTATGACTGAAGAACTTAATTTATACCAAAAAATAGCAGATGTAAAAGCTAATATAGATGGATTCACTAAAGATACTAAAGGTTACAACTTTTCTTATGTATCTGGCTCACAAATTTTACACCGTATTAGAACTAAAATGATTGAACACAATTTACTTTTAGTTCCTAACACTACAAACGAACAATGGACAACGCATAGTTACAAAAATAAGAAGGGTCATGAAGTCATAGACTTTGTAGTAGAAATGGACCTCAACTATAAATGGATAAACGCTGACAAGCCAGAAGAACAACTAGATATTAGTTACCATGCATTTGGGCAACAAAGTGACATTTCTCAAGCACATGGTACAGCTTTAACATACGCTGAACGTTATTTCTTAATGAAATTCTTCAATATTCCAACTGATGAAGATGACGCAGATGCTAAAGAAAAACAAGACAAGTATTCGAAAGTAGACCCTAAGAACGTTAAGACACTCGAAGATAAAATCGAAATGTTCAGCCAACTCATGCAATCAAATGGCAAAGACGTACCTCCAGACAAGATTAAAGCACAATTGAACATTAAAGACATCAACCAACTAACAAATAATCAAATAGCTACGATGATCTCTACATTAGACAAGTGGAGCAAACAAGCGAAGGAGAGTAAATAATGACTAATCAAACAATTTTAACAGGTAATATCACTAATGATTTAGAAATGAAAGCAGCGGGGCAATCACAAGTATTGAAATTCGGTCTAGGTGTACGTAGTAATTTTAAAAAAGATGAAACAAACTTTTTCCAAATCGAAGCATGGGGCAAAACAGCAGAACTCATTGAAACTTACTGTCAAAAAGGTTCAAAGATATTAATTGTAGGTGAATTAAAACAAGATCGTTTTGAAGATAAGGAAGGCAACAAGCGAGAGAAAATCAAAGTTAACGTAGATAGAGTTGAATTTTTAGATAGTAAACAATCTAGCCAACAGTCAAAAAAAGATAATCCATTTGATAATGGTATGCAAAACGCTAACGGTCCTATAGATATATCAGACGACGATTTACCTTTTTAGGAAGTGATTAAATGGCAATCATTAAAAACTACATCCAACAAGATGATGGCACGATAACTGCTGTCATCTCGGATGTATCACTTGGTAACAAAGATACTTTAATGCTCGACAATGGCTATGAAGTAGAGGCCGATGTACTAGTTAACGACCCATTCAAAATAACGGATAAACAACGTCGTAAAGTGTTTGCCATCTGTAACGATATAGAGGCTCATACAGGGACGCCACGTGACTATATGAGGGAAATGTTTCAGGAATATGTAACGATGCTTAACGGCTACGAGAAACACATTTCATTAAGTAATTGTACTCGTAAGCAGGCAGGTGAAGTCATAGATGTTGCACTTCAATGGATATTTGCTAATGACATACCACTTAATTATAAGACAAGTGACCTAATGAAGAATGATAGAACGTTTTTATACTACGCAACGATCGATCGAAAGTGTGTTATTTGTGGTAGACATGCAGACCTAGCACATTATCAAGCTGTAGGTCGTGGACGTAACAGGAACAAGATAAATCATTACGGTAACAAAGTATTAGCGCTATGTAGAAACCACCATACAGAGCAGCACCAAATAGGTATGGATAGCTTTAACAAGAAATACCATCTTAAAGACAGCTGGATTGAAGTAGACGAGAAGCTGAATAAGATGTTGAAAGGAGAGTAAGTCGATGGCGACATTTAGAGTTTATAAAGAATCTGGAAACTTTGTAACAGTACACAAGGATTTTATACACGATGACAACATTAGTTGGAAAGCTAAAGGGATATTACTTTATTTACTCAGTAGACCAGATGATTGGCAAATTTATGAAACAGAGTTAATCAATCATACAAGTGATGGAAGAGATAGTTTACGTACAGGCATAAAAGAATTGGAAAAAGTAGGATATATCAAACGTGAACGCAAACGAGATAAAAACGGTCAGCTAAGAGAGTACGAATACATGGTATATGAGCATTCTGACCACATCGGAAATTCCTATGTAGGAAAAACCTATGTAGGAGAAACCTACGTAGGAAAATCCAACACTACTAATAATGATAGTACTAATAATGATAGTACTAATAATGATAGTAATACTAGCGCAACTAAAGTTACGCAAGAACAATTCGACCAATGGTGGAATTTATATGATAAGAAACTAGATAAGAAGAAAGCATTTAGTTTATTTAAATCAGCATTAAAAGAACATGACTTTGAAACAATTATGAATGGTACTAAAGATTACCTTAAAACAATTACAGATAAACAGTATCAAAAACATCCTAAGACATTCTTAAATAATGAAAGTTATTTAAATGATTATAGTAAAGAAATACCTAATGATAATAAAAATAAAGGTAATAGTTATTTTGAGCAACTTATGAATGAGGAGGCATAATTTAATGACGATGACTAAAAGAGAAGCAGCTACAATATTAAGTCTTGTCGATTCTGCCTACAATATGAAGTTTGCTGATGACAATTTAAAAACTCAATTATGGGTTGAACAACTTACTGCTTATGGTGACTACGATAAAACATTATACAAGACCAAAAAGTATATACGTGAACATAAATATAAACCTACGTTATCTGAAATCGTAGATAGCAAACCTAAGCAAACAGATGACGTTACTATCCCTATTGAAGAAACACACGAATATAGAATGCAACATGACCCTAACTATCGTAAGAATAGAGAACAACTCAAGAAACAGTGGGAGCAGAAGAAAAAGGAGTGGTTAGATATTGACGACTAATATAGATGTATTAAACACAGAGGAATCTATTGTATCTAACTTAATGCGACACCCTAACTTAATTGGCAAATTAAAACTTACACCTGAAATGTTCGAAGATGAAGGTATAAAAACGTTTATTCAATATATCTACGATGCAGGCAAAGTCGATGTTAACCAAATTTATTACAAGAGTAGAGAAGATAAACAATTTATATCGACAAAACGCTTAGGTGATATTTACAACTCAAACGGCACAGACAAAGTATTCTTCATGCAAGACCAAATGAACTTACTACAAAACTACGTGATTAACGAGGCGAAGAAACAAGCTAATGAGTTTAACAGTATGCCAACACAATCGAACTTCAATTATCTTATAGAGCAATTACAACAGTTAAGCAGCATGAGAATAGATAAAGACAATCCAACAGACAACTACCTCATGGAAGTTATGGATAATATTTTGTCTGACAAGCCTAAAGACTTTATCAAAACAGGGATTAAATCCATTGATAATAAAATCATGGGCTTTGAGAGAGGGCAACTCAATGTATTAGGTGCTAGACCAAGTTTAGGTAAAACAGCGTTAGCATTAAATATGCTATGGAACATCACGTTAGCTGGATATCCTACAACGTTCTTTAGTCTTGAAACAGGTGGTAACAACATCGTTGAACGTTTGGTATCAAGCATTACCAACATACCTTTGTACAAGATAAAGCAAGCTGATGGATTAAGTGATAAAGATACAACGCAAGTAATGAATGCGATAGATCAAATTAAAAAGCATAGCAACTTACGTATAGAGGACCAAGCACAAATGACACCTCAAGATGTAAGAGAAGTAGCCATGCAACCATCGGATAAACCACATGTAATCTTTATCGACTATTTAACATTAATGCAATCTGATATACCACAACGAGATAGACGATTAGAAGTAGAAAAGATTAGTCGTGATTTAAAAATTATCGCTAAAGAAACAGGTTGCGTGATTATTGCACTCTCACAACTTAGCCGTGGTGTTGAATCACGTAATGATAAGCGTCCAATGATGAGCGACTTAAGAGAAGCTGGAGGCATAGAGCAAGATGCCAATATGATTTTCTTCTTATATCGTGATGATTACTACGATAAAGAGAAGCAAGACAATGAAACTGGTAAATCAGATATAGAGTTTATTATTGCTAAGAATAAAGACGGTGAAACAGGTACGGCAGAGCTTGAATTTTATAAAAAATCACAGAGGTTTTACGGATGAGTATAGCAGAGTTACAGCAATTACTTGGACACCTTTACAGAGACACATACAAGGGCAATACAGCCATTCAATTGTGCATCCTAGAGTTAGGTTATGCCGTGCAGAGATTGCTCGAGAATGGGCTTATAACACCGTTTGATGACTATGAAGAAAATAAGCAAATTATCTTTGATGAATATAAAGGGGTGACATATGGAGACGATTGAATTAAGGGTTGAATCGCCAATGGGTTCACCTCGACCACGATTTAGAAATACAGGTAGATTTGTACAAACATATATGCCTACGAATTATACAAATCATAAGAAAACATTAAAGGCACAGATGCCTAAATTGATGATTACTGAACCTATAAAGATAACGATAGAGTTCTACTTTCCTATGTTGAAGTCATGGAGTAAGAAGAAACACGTAGCAATGATAGGGCAGTATAAGCAAACGAAGCCTGATATAGATAATTTAATTAAGACAGTGCTAGATGCTGCGAACGGTCATGTATGGCATGACGACAATCAAATTGTAGAGATAACAAGTTTTAAAAAGTATGCAGAAACATCAAAAATAGTAATGCACATAGAAGGTGATCTAAATGGAGGAAACAATCAAGATTAAATATAACGTCGAGTTTGAAAAGACAATTACATTTCCAGCTCATCCTAATGATGATAACTGGGAACTGGAAGAACAAATATACAATCACATGCAAACAAATAAAGAAGAATATACAGATGGTAAAGTTCGCTGGATAGAGGAACCGACCATTACTGACAGGGGGATATGAAAATGATATTTAAAGGTGAAGAAATTTCATTAAAAGGATTAGCAAGAAGAACAGGTATTAGTTATGGCACGTTGGAATATAGATATAACCATTTAGGATTACGTGATGATGACTTACTGAATGGCGTACCTTATAAGAAAAATGCTGCATTAACATACAACGGCGAAACACATATTGCATCTGAAGAACTTAAAAAAAGTTTATACAAAAAAGGATTAAGCGTCAAACTCGTTCAAAAAAGATTAGATGCAGATTGGGATTATGATTTAGCAATAAGTTTAAGTAAGGGCTACGTTACTGTGGACAGTACAATTTGCTTACAGATTAAAGTTAATAAGCACTTTTACCATATACCTTACGATGAGTTGATGGATTTATATGAAGAGAAAATTACCGTAAGAGGACTTATTAATAGTTTAAGAAATGGCAATGACATTTACGACATCGTACCAGCTGGCACAGTCGTGTATGTCAATGGTGTAAAATACACAGGTTATCCTGATGTGTTCGATGAAATGGAAGAAGCCTATATTGAGAAAAAGGTAAAAGCATATAAGGCTGAGCGCTATCGTGAGAAGAAAGCACATTTATTTAAAGTGCCACAGCAACATACTGAAAGTAAGTATGCCAAGTATCTGTGGGAAAGCTACACATTCAAATGTAAAGAGGTGGCTAGATGATGAATAATTTAAAGCAAGGTGACTGGGTTCAATACGTTAATGAAATAGGTCAATCGGAATACGGCAAATACATTAAAGAGATTGTGAAAATGCACAAATTAAAAACTGTTTTGGAATTGGAAAAGATAGATGGTGTTCACGTTTATATAGATGAAAATACTGATTGTATTAGAATACCTGCTGAATGGGCGGAGGAATTAGAAAAGCTTAGAAGTGAAAGAATAAAGGAAGCTCAAGAAATGCTCGTAGGCATAAATGATGTACATGAATCAAATGATCTACAACAACGTAAGCGTAAAGATAATGTTAACCACCCAGCGCATTACACACAAGGTAAAGTGGAAGTTATCGAGTTTATAGAACAGGTCACTAAAGACTATAACGCTAACGTAGCTTATCACATTGGCAATGCAATTAAGTATTTAGCACGCAGCCCGCATAAAAATGGCAAAGAGGATATTGCCAAAGCCAAATGGTACCTCGAGCGTGCATTTGAGCGATGGGAGGGATAATTATGCCAACGATATTAGATGGTTTAATGAATGCGAATTATAACCTGAATAAGAATAATACAGGTGATCTGAACATAGATAATATGACTGATTCATTTGGCAAAGAAACCTTAAAACAAATAGTGAAGTTGATTGAGCAAGGTGCAAGTTTAGATGATGAATTCATTGAGGAGAATTAACCATGCGTTCCCAATACTTCACTAACAAGCATTACCTAACGAAAGATAACCGACGTATTGCCCACGTACATATTGTGGGTGATGCGTATAAGGTGTGTGGGCATTATAAGCGGTTTACTGAGTTTAAGCGGCGTACGTTTAACAAGTATGAGTTTGAACAGTTTTGTGGCGATAGAGGATTAACAATGGAGGAGTGATGTTATGTGGTCACCAGTATGCGAACTAGGAAAAAAGGAGAGTAATGTTATGAAAATCAAAACTAAAAAGCAAATGAATTTACCACAGTTGATTGAGTGGGCGTGGGAGAACGATTTTAGGAATAAAGTTTTTGAAAGTGAGGGCGGTTTTATTGCTCGCTTTGATTACGATGGTTGTTTAAGTATAACAAAAGATTTTATGCATACAGATTTTTTCACAGTCAAAGTCGAGGAAGGAATTACGGAAGATACGAAATTTAAACATCTTGTGTTCATTGATGATTGTGACCTTAGTGCTTCATATAAAAATAAGTCTATAAACGATATTAAATATGGACATGATAAAGAATTTCACGCTTATATTGATGGCGAATTTAAATGTATTTGGCGTGATGGAAAGTTACTAGAGGAGTGATGGCGAGTGAGTGATTATAAAACAGACTTAAATAATTTTAAAGAAGAGCCACCGACACCATGGACTGATGAACAGTATAAAGAAGCATTTCAGTCGTTAGTAATTAAATATCACGAAATGAAAAGAGAAAGAAATACTTTAATCGACGACGTAGCCATATTGAAAGCCAACAACGATCGTTTAATGCGACGTAACCAGAAACTGGAAGGTTACTTACGTATGTGGGAAAAACTTACGAAATGGAAGCAAGGTAAGTTAGCAGAACGTTGTAATAATGATTTATTACATGAGTTGAGTTATACGATGAATGAGTTGGAACGAGATATGTATAAGGGGAGAGAATAATATGGCGTATGAATATAAAGAAGATATAGAAGTTGCAGTTATTGAGTATTATTACAATGTGAGGGAAGAAGCTTTTGATGAATTGGATGAGGTTTATATTAAAGCAGAAACCTTAAATGAAATAATTAAAGTTTTTGATGGCGCTGAATGGTCCGAAAGTCTTTTACAAGATATTGCTAATGAATTGAATTATATGAGTGAAGAGTTAAAAGAATTGGGGGACGAGTAAATGAGCGAAGTAGAAACAAAACGTATTTACGATATCAATAGGAATAAATTTCATGGCGTATTTCAATCGGCAAGACCCTATACCGCTGTGACTGTTGGAGGACAATCTGGACAGATTTCTTTTCCAGTAGCAGTTATAGAATACGAGAACGAATTGAAAGTTGTTGAACCATATCAAGTTAGGTTTATCCAGGAGGACGAGTAAAATGGACCAACAAATAGCGCATGAAAATGTAAGAGATTTCTTATCAATGGCTAAAAGACTTACTCCTTATTTAACAAATTCAGAGTTTGAAAAGGTATTAAGAATATACAATATTGCATTAAACAGATTAGAAGGCGAGGGCAAACAAAATGACTAAGTTAGAAATCAAACTACTAAGCGATAATGCAACAATGCCAACACGTAATAACTTAGACGCAGGTTACGATATTTATGCAGCAGAAACTAAGATACTTGAGCCACAAGAGAAATCACTTATCGCTACAGACATAGCCGTTAATATTCCACAAGGCTATGTGGGACTACTTACAAGTCGTAGTGGCGTGAGTAGCAAGACACATCTTGTGATTGAAACCGGGAAGATAGATGCTGGTTATCAAGGACATATGAAGATTAATATTAAGAATGATAATGCAGATGATGGTGCAGAAACTATTTTCCTAAGAGATATATCGGACGAAAAGATATTTGAAGAAGAACGTAATATAGATAAACGTGGCACATATCAAATCAACAAAGGCGATAAACTGGCACAACTTGTTATCGTACCTATTTTTACACCAGAGTTACAGGAGGTTACAGAGTTTAGCAATGAAACAGCAAGAGGACAACAAGGCTTTGGATCAACAGGATATTGATAAAGACATACTCGAGAAAGTGAAGGATGTACTAAATAAGGAGTGAGTAAATGCACCAAGTCATAGCATTAATACTGATAGGAGTTGCCATTATTATTATAGGAGTTATGTTCGATAGTTATATGTCAAACGAAAAGCGTTCGAATGATGTATGGTATCAGTTATTCATTGCCATACTACTTGTTGTGTTGATTGATTTTTCGAAACAGCAAGGAATGATGACTACTACGATTGTCATACTTATTCTAATTTTAATGGATAAACTTAAATCATATAAATAAGGAAGTGCTACGTAAATGACCCAATACCTAATCAGAACAATAGAACATAAAGGCGAAACATTCACTGACGTGATTACGGTGCGTGACAATAAAAGGTATCAAGTTGTGGAGGCAGAGAGTAAGGAAGAGGCCGAACGTAAATTTAATGAAAGAAAGGACAGTGAGTAAATGATACTGTTGATTTTAATTATTATACCTCTTATCTTGTGTGTGGCAGAAGTGACTACTCACCGTGGTGTAGAGAAGAAACCTGCTAGTGATGAGTTGAAAGAGCTCTTGAAACATAAAGCAGAGCAGAATAGAAAGGACAGTGAATAATATGTGGGAGTATAAAACACAAACATTAACTAAAGACCAGTTATTAATGACTAATGGCATATTCACAATAAATACAGATAAAGACCATTTCATCCAACACAACGATTACTTTGACCACAATACATTCTTTCAATGTCCGAAATGTAAGAGTTTGAATGTAGAAGATGAAGGTGTGTACGGAAGTAATACATTGGTAAGTGTTGTCAGAAGTTGTATAGACTGTGGTTACGAACATACTTCGGATTTAACCAAGGAGGACGACCGATGACTAAATATATGTTAAAGACACCATTTTACAGTGGAAATGCAACGAATATGCCAGGTGATATATTCGATATTAAGAAGTTAAAACATCCAATAGTATTAAGCGGTAAGAAGCATAGATATAGAGAAGTTAATACTGGCGCTTTATTTAAAAGTAAACAATCAATCAAACAGCATTTCTCTAAAGGCGCATATAAATCTAACTTCCCTAAACGCATACTCTACATTATATCTCTACTCACTGTGTACGAACTAAGCAAGTACGTTACGAACGATATCATCATACGTTTAACAGCTAATGATGAGATAGATGCACCGTGTGATTACGATATTAACAGTCATGCAGATTTGAATAGTGTTCATAACTATAATGCGGGAGGTAACTAATGTATACCAAAGAACAAATTAGAGATATGATAGATAACTTTAGAAGTACATGTAATACACTTGAGATGATACTACCAGATGTAGATAGTAATTCTATTGCTCAATATGGTATTGAAGCTACATTACCTAAACCTCAAGGTGTTAATAGTAGTAAGGTGGAATCAGTAGTAATAGCTAGAGATAAAGCGCATAAGCACATACAGAATAAGATGGATAAGATAGCATTTATTAACCAATGTCAGAACAGGTTAAATGAGGATGACTTCATATTCTTAGAAGTAATGAAAGGATATAAACGTTATCAGATATTACCTAAAGCTGAGATGAATAAGAATAGATACGATGATAGGAAGAAAGATATTATCAATAAGATATACAACATGCAACAGGCTTAATAGGACAGTTGTGACATATTAGGACAGTTAGGACACTATTATCTATATACATTAATTAATTATATAATAGAGTTATCACGATAGGCATACCACATAAGTGGTGTGTCTTTTTATTATGAGGTGACACATGGAAGTCATTGACTATAACACATACAAGGTACGCAAGTCTTTCTATAATAGTAAGTCATGGCAAGATACTCGTGCACATGTGTTGCATAGAGCAAACTATGAATGTGAATGGTGCAAAGAAGAAGGTCGAGTGACGACGGAAGGATTAGAAGTAGATCATATTGAAGAATTACAAAACAGACCAGACTTAAAACTAGAGCCCGATAATTTACGTGTTCTATGTAAGGCTTGTCACAATAAAAGACACCAACGTTTTCAATATGGAGGTAATCAATTTAAGCCGAAAGAAAATAAATGGCAAGATGAAAAATGGTAAGTAAGAATAATATAAAAATTTTATAAGATATTTACTATCGAAATAATATAATTTTATTATATAAATAATATATTTTTGATATTGTATAATTTTTTTATCTAATATTTATTTTAATACCCCCGGGTTGAATTAAATACTTTTATTTTTTATCTCGGGAGAACGGCGAGTAGGCTCGACTTCGCAATAATTTGACAATTAGTCACATATAACCCTATACCCCCTACCCCTATATGTAGAAAGGAGTGAAAACATGGAATTAAATGAAAAACAACGTAAGGAACGTGACAAGCTAGTCACTAAAGAAGAAAAAAGGTTACTCGAGATATACAAAGAGTTACCAAATGAAAAATTAAAAGTCGCACAAGGGCTTATTAAGCAAGCTGCACGTAATAGAGTTATGCTCAACTACATGTGGGAAGATATTCAAGATAATGGCGAATATGATTTGTTCCAACAATCGCAAAATGTACCCGCTTATGAAAGAGAAAGACCTGTTGCGCGCTTATATAATACGCGTGACCAATCTTACCAACGCGCCATTAAACAATTAACTGACTTATTACCTAAAGAGGCTAAGCCGGTTGAAACAGATGAACCAGAAGATGATTATGTATGATCCATAACAAGTATGTTGATGAATACATTAATCAATGGCGTGAAGGTAAGATAATTTTAAATGAAGAGCGTATAGACTTAATTAATTATCTAGAGAACACAGTTCTTGTTAAAGATAATATATATTTTGACGATGAAAAGATTGATAAATGTATAAAATTTATTGATAAATGGTATTTTCCAGTACAACCTTTTCAAAAGTTTATTATCGCTTTCATATTTCTTATAGATGATGAAATAGACACACCCTATTTCACAGAGTTTGCATTATTCATGGGTAGAGGTGCTGGTAAGAATGGATTTATCAGTGCAATTAGTGATTTCTTAACTACGCCTATCCATGGTATTAAAAAATACGATATTTCAATCGTGGCAAACAGTGAGGACCAAGCAAAAACATCATTTAATGAGATTTACGATGTGTTACTTGAAAACAAACGTAACAAAACAGGTGAAAGACCTAAAGCACCTTATGAAGTGAGTAAAACAGAAATAAAAAATCGCTCGACAGGTTCAATTATTAAATACAACACTTCGAATACGAAAACCAAAGATGGCGGGCGTGAAGGTTGTGTCATATTCGATGAAATAGCAGTTTACGAAAGACCCGATATGGTTAATGTCAAACGTGGTGGTTTAGGTAAAGTGCCACATGATAGAACATTTTATATTTCTACTGACGGTTACGTGCGCGAGGGATTTATGGATAGCATGAAAGATAGAGTACTCGAAGTTCTAGCTGGTAGAAATTCAGAAGATAGAATATTTCCATTCTATTGTAAACTTGATGATGAAAAAGAAATAGATGATGAATCAATGTGGGAAAAGTCTAATCCAATGCTTCACCCTCCACTCACTGGGTACGCACGAAACTTAAAACGTAAAATCAAAGAAGAATATAACGTGTTACACATCAATCGGTCTAATAAACCAGAGTTCATGACTAAACGCATGAATTTACCTGAACAAGACCCTGAAAGCATAGTAGCTCCATGGGAAGAAATTAAAGCGACAAACAAACCATTACCTGATTTAGAAAATAAAGCCTGCATTGGTGGTCTTGACTATGCCTTAGTCAGAGACTTTGCCAGTGTAGGCTTGTTATTTAGAGATAGTGACCAATACTATTGGAAAACACATTCCTTCATTCGTCGCGAATTTTTAGAAACAACACATCTTGAACCACCCATTGAGCAATGGGCAGATGATGGTTTGTTAACCATTGTGGATGACGATGTTATAGATATTTCATACATCGTGAATTGGTTTCAAGAACAACAAAGTAAATACAATTTAACTAAGGTTATATCTGATAACTTCAGAACTGATATTGTAAGACGTCCTTTTGAAGATGCAGGCATACCATTAGAAGTGATTAAGAATCCTACGGCTATTCACGGGTTGCTTGCACCACGTATCGATACAATGTTTGCTAAAAAACAAATCGCATTCGGTGATAATCCATTGATGCGCTGGTTTACAAATAATGTTGCTGTAAAAATGCAGCCTGATGGTAGTAAGAAATACATTAAAAAAGATGAAGTTAGACGAAAAACAGATGGTTTTCATGCCATGTTACATGCGTTGTATCGTGCTGATGAAATATTAGAGTATGACCAACCATTTATTATGGCAGATATTGCATTTTAATTTGAAAGGGGTGATAACTTGGGGATGTTCGATAAGATAATGGGGAGAAATGAAGCCATTGATTTTAGTTTTGACTTTGATTTGTTAAGAGAAACCTCACATAAAGCTTATATCAAACGTTGGGCATTAGATACTTGTATTAATCATATGGCCAGAACAATCAGTCAAACGAAATTTGAAATACAAGACAATAATACAAGCGATTATACTTCGACCACATACTATAAGTTAAATGTAAGACCGAATACTGATGAAAGTGCGGCAACGTTTTGGCAAAAAGTAACACGTAAGCTAGTTATGGATAATGAAGTTTTAATCATAGTCACTGATACAAAAGATTTAATTATTGCGGATGACTTTGAGCGTGAAGAGTTTGCATTATATGATGATAAATTCAAAAACGTTGTTATAGGTGATTACAAATTTGAACGTAATTATCTTATGAGTGAAGTGATCTATTTAGAATATAGTAACGCACCTATTTCAAATTTATTAGAAGGTTTATTTAAGGACTACGGAGACATATTCGGACGATTAATTAATGCGAATTTAATGAATAATCAAATTCGTGCAACGTTAGATATGGATGCGAATACAGCTTTGAATAAAGACACGCAAAAGAATATGCAAGATTTCATTAATAAAGCCTATGATTCATTTGCGACTAATGATATTGCTATCGTTCCTGTTCAAAAAGGTTTTGAATACAAAGAGTATACATCGACAAATAGTAATAAAAGCATTTCTAATGTGGATGAGTTAACCAAAGCGCCTAATGCTCTCTTGCGTTATGTAGCTACTCAATTAGGAATACCTTTTCCTCTATTAGATGGCTCAGTGGCTGATATTGAAGCGATGACTGAAAACTATATGAAGTTTTGTATTAACCCATTATTAGAAAAAATAATTGATGAACTAAATGCAAAATTGATAAGTGAAAGAAGCTATAAAGAAGGTAAACGCATTAAGTCCATATCAATAGACCAAAAAGGTCCTGTGGATGTAAGTGAAGCAATAGATAAACTTATCGCAAGTGGCGCTTTTACACGCAATGAAGTAAGACAAATGGTAGGTTACGAAAAATCTGATGATCAAAACATGGATGAATTTGTAATAACAAAAAACTATCAATCTGTAGATACTCCAAACACTGTTCAAGGGGGTGATGATAATGAACAAACAATACTTTAATGTTACCAAATTGAATGACAGTGTTGGTGAGATTGATATCTATGGTGAGATAGTGGATGAAACCTTATCCGAAAACCAAACAAGCGCTATTTCTTTTAAAGATGCACTTAAAGGTCTTAAAGATGTCAAAGATATTAATGTCAATGTAAATAGTGGTGGTGGTGACGTATTTACTGGTGTCGCCATACACAACATGCTTAAAAGTCATAAAGCTAACATAACGGTGAAAATAGACGGTCTAGCAGCATCAATTGCATCTGTAATTGCGATGGCAGGTGATAGAGTTATCATGCCCGCTAACGCAATGCTAATGATACACAATGCTTGGTCTATTGGAATGGGTAATGCTAATGACTTAAGAAAGCAAGCTAATGATTTAGAAAAGATAAACAATGTTGTACTTCAATCTTATTTAGACAAAAACCCTGAGTTAAGTGATGAATACTTACAAGGTTTAATGGATGAAGAAACTTGGTTATCCGCACAAGAAGCTTATGAACTAGGACTTGTTGATGAGATTGCAGTTTCAAATAGAGCAGCTGCAAACATCACAAAAAATCAAATAGAAAGGTATGATAACGTGCCAAATCGTTATAGAAATGATGTTGATCCAAATCAACCACAACCTAAAAAGCAACCTGAAACAAACGAAGAAGTTACAGTAGATGATGTAATGGCTAAGTTAGATGAAATATTACAAGCAGTACATGAACTAAAAAGCGAAGAAAAAAAGCCTAGCACTGAAGAAGACCCTAAAGGTCCGAATAACAGTTTTGCTAAGCTTTTTAATTTGTAATAAAAAGGAGAATATAAACTATGACTATCGATTTAGAAAAAGAGAAATTTCAAAACTCTCAAGAACAATTAAAAGCATTTGCTGAGTTAAGTGCTAATGCGTCAGACAAAGAAGCAAAAGAAGCATTTGCAAATTACATGAATGCTTATACTGAAGATTTAACAAGTGTATTAAAGGATGAAATGCGTAAAGAAGATACAGATTCAAAAGTATTAAATTTACGTAAAGCAAACATGCTTACGACTGAAGAAAAGAAATTCTACAATGAATTAACTACTGATGTAGGTTGGAAAGATGATGTTTTATTACCAGAAACAATTGTTGACCGTATTTTTGAAGATTTAGAAACAGAACATCCACTATTAAACCACATTAATATTCAAAGAACTGGTTTAAAAACTAGAGTTATTCGTTCTAATACTGAAGGTCAAGTTGCTTGGGGTAAAATATTTAGCGAAATTCGCAATCAATTAGATGCTAGTTTCTACGAACAAGATTTAACACTAGGCAAAGCAACTGCGTTTGTAGTTGTTCCTAAAGATTTACAAGACGCTGGTGTGCAATGGGTAGATCGTTTTGTACGTACACAAATTAAAGAAGCATTTGCGGTGGCAATTGAAAAAACTGCGTTAGTAGGCCAAGGTAAATCAAAATCTGAGCCTGCTGGTTTAATGAAAACAATTAACCGCCAAACAGGAGCAGTGACAGATAAAGCGGCTAAAGGTACATTAAAATTTGAAACACCCGAAAGTGCAATTAAAGAAATCGGCGGTATCATTGCGGGATTATCTGTTAAAGAATTTTATGATAAAGATGGCAATGTTCAACGTACTAAAAACGTTAATGTTTTAAACAATGTGGTTATTGCATTGAATCCTGTTGACTATGTATTTACTCAAGTAGCGTTCATGCAAGTTTACAATGGTGGTTTCGTAAATCCAGTACCATTTAATGTGATTTTTGAAACAAGTGAATTTGTGCCTACAGGTAAAGCAGTAGCATTTGATAAATCACGTTACTTTGTTGGTGTAGGTTCAGAAACAATTGTACGTCAATTCGACCAAGCACTAGCATTAGAAGATTGTGATTTATATACTGCGAAACAATTCATTTACGGTGAAGCGGATGATGAAAATGCATCATTAGTATTCGATCTAGATTTATCGGCTCATGGCGCACCTAGTGACGCTAAACCATCTGCATAATAAAGGGGGCATATACTAATGGCTCAATTTAGAGTTAAAAAAACTTATGAGGACCTCGAAATCGGTCGTGTGTTAAAACCTAAAGAACAAGTCGAAATGACAGTTAAACGTTCTGAAGAAGTTGAAAAGACACTTGAAGACAATGGTTTCGAAGGTCCTTTTTTAGAACGCGTTAAAGAAAAGAAGTGATTTAAATGATACAACAAGAACTCGTTGATCAATTTAAAGCACGTAATCGTATCTTCTATGATATGGAAGATGAACGTATCAAAAACGACCTAGCATTATCATATATTGATATAAAAAATAAGTGTGGCTATTTCGACATTGACGAACTTTCACTAGGTCGTGAATTAGTTTTTGAACGTACTCGATATATATTAAATGATAAGTTAGAAGAATTTAATGATAATTTCTTATCCAGTATTGTCCAATTCCAAATCATTAATGTGGAGGTTTTTAACGATGACTCAAACACGTAGACAGTTTGTTACAGGGGCAGATATGCGCACACCTGTAACTTTTTATGAAATGGAACAAGGTGATGAATTTATGCCAGGTGAAGCTGTGAGCAAAATTTATTATCAATGTTTCGCTAATGTTTACCCACCATCACAAAAAGATTTGGACATGACGGATAACAAAGCAACTATTTCAATGGTTACTTGGTTTCCTATTGGATTAGAAATTACAAATGATATGTATTTTGAAATTGGACTACCTCGTTACAAAGATAAACAATTTAATATCACGCTAGTTGAAGATGATACGGATAATCACATGAACATAAAAATAATTGGGGAACGTTCAGAATGAGTGTGGATACTCGAGGTACCAAATCAATGCTTGAACAAATAAAGCGTCAATATGGCGAAGAAAAAATGCTCAAAGCAAAAGACAAAGCATTGCGTAAAGGTACAAGATACTTTGTATCAGTATTACATGAACAATTTCAAGTGTTTAGAGATACGGGTGCAAGTATTAAAGAAATATCACAAACTGAACCTTATAATATTCATGGTGATATTCGTATGATTAAAGTGTATTGGGAAGGGCCTATGAGTCGTTATGCCATTGTTCATTTAAATGAATACGGAAGCGTTAAACATCCTGCTCCTAGAGGTTTAGGTGCTATCGCTAGGACAATGTATATAACTGAAGAAACTTATAGATCAATTATCAGGGAAGTATTGGAGGCGGAATTGTAATGTTCGACATGTTGAAAACTTTAAAACTTTATTTAGCGAAAGATGCAACAATTAATCAATATTGCAAAAACCGTATTCGTGCTTATGATATACCTGAAACTGCAGATAGGACAGATACGAATATATTAATTATCCCTCTAATTGCGCCGACACCAAGCACTTATGCTAGTGACAAAAATTTAACAACAGATTATTTATATTAAATCGATGTACGTTCTAAAAGTTATGATGAAACAAAAATTGTATCTGAAGCAATTAGACTCGTAATGAGAAGTATTGGTTTTGGTCCTCAAGATGGGACTGATGATTACGATAAAGATTTAAAAGCGTATTTTGAAACGCGTCGTTATCGTGGTAATCCTTACACGATAGATGAATTGCGACATATAGACAAAGACATTGAGCCTACGTTAAATACGTAAGGCTATTTTTTATATAAAAATTTAGGAGGAATTACAATATGGGTAAATATAATGCTGCCACTGGACTTGGCAAAATGTATTACACAGTATTAAAAGAGCAAGATGGTGTATTAACACCTGGCGAAATTAAAGACGTAGATTACGTTCAAGAGTTAGAAATTGAGTTCGGTGAAGATTTAGAAAAAGCTTATGGTTCAAACAAAGTTGCAGAAATTGCTAAATCAGCTGGTGAAACTTCATTAAACTTAACATTCCACAAACTACCTATCGATGTTCAAAAAGACATTTTAGGTTTAGTTTCTCATAACGAGAAAAAAGATGTTTATGGCTTTAGTAACGGTGGAGGTATTGACTACGTTGCCGTAGCAATTCCACGTACGATGGAAGATGGATCTATGGAATGGTTTGGTCTTTCACAAGGCGTATTCACTCGTCCTAAAAAAGAAGGTAAAACAAAAGAGGATAAAGTAGAATTTGGTTCAGATGAAATTGAAGGTCAATTCATGGAACGTCAAATCCCTGGTTTCGAGGACGCTCAATCAGTAATTATGGCTTATGAACCTAAAGGCGCAACTGAAGGGCGCGACACAGTGTTCAATTCAATCTTCGGTAAAACTTTAGACAGTAATGAAAGTCAAGGTCAAACTTCAGGCGCTGTTACTGCACCTCAAGCATAAGTAATATAAGGCGACTTAGTTGTCGCCTATTTTTGTATACAAAAATAAAAAATCTAAATTAATCGGTCGAATATAAAACCCGATGAAAAAGGAGAAATAAAATTATGGCTAATAAATATGTAGAATTACAAAACGAAAAAGGCGAAACAAAAAGATATCAACAAGCACCATTCATTAAAGGTAGCGTTGCACGTAAAGGGATGCGCATTGGTAAGAAAGCACAGAAATTAGAACACCCTGAAAACTTACCTGAAGATTTCGAAGATGAATTCTTTGATGAATTATATAGCTTCGTTGCTAATGATTTATATGCAGGTCAATTTACACCTGAAGAATTTGAAGATGGTATTGATGTGCATGAAGTCGTTAACGTTGCAATGGAACAATTAACGAGTGTTATGGGTGTTGATGAGGGAAAGACGGCGAAGAAGAAATAGACGATTCAAGTCTTTCTGATGAAGATTTTACTTTTGAAAAACAGTCTGAACACCTAGATAATCTTTACCTCTATCTCATGGAAGAATTGGGATATAAATTTCATGAAATCGATGAAACGGATATATATCAACTCACACGTATGATGATGAAAGGTAAAGACAACAACAGCAAAGTGACAAAAGTTAAGTCAAATAAAAGCTTGATTGGTGCGATTACAGGACGAGATCCTCGTGACTAATCAAGCTTATTTTTTTGAAATATTTTAAGAAAGGAGAGTGAATACATGGCTGATGAAATTCGTGGTTTTACGATTGACTTAGGACTCGATACCTCCGATATCGATAGAGGCTTAGCTAACTTAGAACGTAAGTTAAAAACAGCAGATGCTCAAATGGAGTCGAACTTATCTACATTTGATAAAGCTGAACGTTCCATTGATAAATATGAAACGGAATTAGATGGCTTAAATAAAAAACAAGAACAACAAGCTAGAATCAATGAACAAGCACAAAAGAAACTAGATCAATTACGTAACGCACAAGATAAAACAACTGCAGCATTAAAAGAGGCTGGAGCTCAAGTTGAATCGACTAACCGTAAATATGGGCGTTTAGAAAATGAGTTTGTGCAAATAAATAATAAGTTAGATGCGCATAAAAAAGCTGTAAAAGATGCACAAAATGCACAAAAAAGTGAACAAAATACTTTAACTGCAATGACGGCTGGAATGAAAAATGCTAAATCTAATGTAGACGCATTATCTGATGAACTTAACCAACTCCAAGCTAGTGGTAAAGGCTCTGAAAAAGAAATTGAGCAATTAAAAGATAAATTAGCAAGTGCTCAAACCGAATTAAAAACTTTCTCTAGTTCTGTAGACAATTCTAAGCGTAAATTGAATGAATCGAAAATGGCTACCGCTCAAGCTAAAAACGAGTTGGAAAAATTTAGCAACGAAAATAAAGAAGCGGCTGCTAATGCTAAAGTAGCTATGGATACAGCTGCAAGAGAAGCTAAAAAAGCAGAAAATGCTTATGCTAGTTTAGAAAGACAAGTTGGACGTTTACCATCAGAAATCGATAAAGCAGAAGCTAAAGTATATGAAGAAGCTTTAGCATTTAATGTGCTTCAAAACCGTATAGATGAAACGACAGATGAAATGCGTGCCTTGAATCGTGAACAAATGTTTTTATCTGCCACATCTAGAATGATGGGTAACGCTTGGGGTGGCGCTAATAGCGCTATGAGTAAAATTGCAAATACTCTAAGAAGTGTCGGAGAAATTACTCAAGGCACAATCGCAGGTGTTGTTGTACAACAAATTAGTTCTATTGTTCCTATAGCTGGCGGTGCAGTTAATGCGATTGCCGGTATTGGTGGTGCCGCAACTGCTGTTGCAGGTGGAGCCATCGGTATGGCTGGTGTATATGGTACAGCATTAGGTGCCGTTTCGCTATTTGCTGGACAAGCTAAGACGGCATTATCTATGTTAGAAGACGGACAAATTGCCATTACAAATCAAGTGCGTAATTATCAAACAGCAGTAAGTGGTCTAAAAGCTCAATGGCAAGGTATGGTTAGAGCCAATCAAGCTGCAATCTTTAATACGATGGCTAATGGTATTAACATTGCACGTACAGCAATTACACGATTAACACCATTTATTACGCAAACAACAAATCAAATCGCTAGAGCATCTGCAAAAATGCGTGATTGGGTTACATCTTCAAAAAATGCGCAAAACGCCTTCAAAATGATTAATAATATTGGTCCACCAATATTCCAAAATGTACTAAATGCAGCCATGCGTGTGGGCGATGGACTAACAAATATTTTCACACAATTCGGCCCCTTATTTAGTTGGGTAGGTGCTGGTGTAGAAAGCTTAGCTAATAAATTTAATGCTTGGGAGAATAGTACATCAACTAATAATGGTATAGCACAGTTTATCAATTATACTAAAGTCAATTTACCGATTGTAGGGCAAATATTCGGTAACATCTTTGGCGGTATTGTAGGTTTATTTCAAGCGTTTAGTGGACAATCTCACACTGTACTACAAGCCATGCAAAGTATTACTGCTACATTCAGAGATTGGGGTAAAAATCTTAAAGGTACAGAAGAATTTAAAAACTTCATTGCTTATCTTAATACAAACGGCCCTCATGTTTGGCAACTATTAAAAAATCTTGGATCTATATTTGTTCAATTAGTACAAGGCATGGCGCCCGTCGGTGCTATGATGCTTAGACTATCAATGACAATAACAGGTTTTGTTTCTTCTATGATGCAAGCGCACCCTATGATAGGTAAAGTTGTTGGTGCTATGACGGCACTTATTGGTACTGCATTACTTGTAGGTAAACCATTCTTCATTTTACGTGGTGCTTTATTAGGTGCTACCGGCGCTACTACTTTATTTGGTGAAGCTGATGCATTAGCTGGATTAAGAATGAGAATAGCCTCAGCTGCAACTGCAGTTTGGAGAGCAATGATTATATCTACTAGTACAGTTATGAATGTGTGGCGTGGACAAACAGCGCTTATGACTGTCGTTACTGGTAAATATTCAATGGCTACTAAATTAGCTGCAATAGCCACTAGAGGATTAGGTTTAGCTATCCGATTTATGAGCGGTCCGATTGGCTGGATTATCACAGGTATTGGTGCTCTAGTAACAGCAATAGTATTACTGTGGAAAAATAACGCTACATTTAGAAACGCGGTTATTCTTGCATGGTCAGCTATTAAAGCTACTGCTATATCCGTATTTGGTTTCTTGAAAGTTTATATTGTAACTGTTTGGAATGCAATTAAAACTGCATCAATTATGGTATGGAACGGATTAAAATTAGCAGCGATTAATACATGGAATGGTATTAAATTTGCAGTGCAACATCCAATACAAACATTAAAATTGATACTCACAGGTTTATGGACAGGAATAAAAATGGGTGCTATCGCGATTTGGAATGGTCTCAAAATATCTGCGATTGCAATTTGGAATGGTATAAAAAACGGTGTAATGTTCGTAGTTAAACATTGGAAGCAAATTTTATTCGCTCAATTTTACATTATGAGAGCTGTTATACCTGCTGTATTTAGAACCATTAGAACAATAGCTGTTAATGTTTGGAATGCAATGAAAAACACTGTCGTAAGAGTTGCTAAAGCACTTTGGAACGGTGTTAAAGCTACATTCCATGCATTAAGCGTAGGTGTTCACACGATATTCAACGGAGTTAAAAACTTTGCTGTTAAAGTTTGGACTTCAGTTAAAAATGGTGTAATTGCACGTGCTAAGGCGTTGTGGGCTGGTGTAAAAGGTGCTTTCAATGCACTCAATAGAGGTATTCACAATATATTTAATGCCGTTAAAAATTTCGCGTTCAAAGTATGGACAAGTTTTAAAAACGGTGTCGTTTCTAGAGCAAAAGCCTTATGGAATGGTGTTAAAAACGCATTTAACGCATTAAACAGAGGCATTCATAATATTTTCAATGCTGTTAAGAATTTTGCGCTGAAATTGTGGACCAACCTAAAAAATGGTGTTGTAGCGAGAGCGAAAGCTTTATGGAACGGTGTTAAAAATAACTTTAACGCACTTTCTAGATCTGTTCATAACATTTTCAACGCTGTGAAAAACTTTGCTATACGTTTATGGAACGGTCTTAAAAACAAAGTCGTAAGTTTAGCTAAAAACATATGGGACGGTGTAAGAAGTCGTTTCACTGGTTTATGGAACAGTACTAAATCTATCTTTAATAAACTTAAAGGTTTTGCTATTAATACTTGGAATGCTATAAAAAATAAACTTATTGGTTTTGCTAATGGTATTAAAGATAAAGTCACTGGTGCATTTGGCAAAATGCGAGATAGCTTAAAAGGTATCATTGGTAAAATTAAAGGTTTCATTGGTGATATGGTTGACGGTGTTAAATCTGGATTAAATAAGCTGATTGACGGTGTTAACTGGGTAGCCGGTAAATTAGGTATGGATAAATTACCTAAGATTAAATTACACACTGGTACCGAACATACCAATACGACAACTAATGTTGTTAAAAACGGTAAAATAGCACGTGATACATTTGCAACCGTGGGTGATAGAGGTAAAGGTAATGGACCAGGTGGATTTAGACACGAAGCAATTAAATACCCAAACGGCAAAGTTGCTATTACACCGAATAGAGATACAACAGCATATCTACCACAAGGATCGACCGTATATAATGGTGCTCAAACACATGCGATGCTTAGTCAATCTACACCACAATTTTCTATGGGTACAATACCTAAGTTTTCGAATGGAACGAAGAAAAAGAAAAACTGGTTTGACGCAGCAAGTGGTCAAGCAGGTAAAGTTGTCGGTAAATTTGGTTCCAAAGCTAGCGATTCTGCACATGGCATTAAAGAAGGTACACAAAAAGCATTAGAGGAAGCTAGAAAGGTAGCTAAAGGTGCATTCAGTAAAATTGGCGATGTTATGGATTATGCTGAACATCCTGGTAAGTTAGTTGATAAAGTAATTTCTGCAACTGGTGTTAACTTCGATTTCATTAAAGGTTCCTTACCAGCACAAATGATGAAAGGTATGTTTGGTAAGCTGAAAAAAGGCGTAGCTGATTTCTTCTCACAAGGTTTTGATGACCAAGGAGGCGGAGACGCTTCTAAATTACTACGATATAAACAGATACAAGGCTTTGGTAGATATACTGGAGGCTTATCATTCAATGGTGGTCGACATTATGGTATCGACTTAGCTTACCCTAGTGGTTCGAATGTATACGCAACTAATGATGGTGTGCTTTCATCTTTACATGATTACGGTGGCGGTAATGTTGCAAGATTATTAATGAGTAAATTTACATTATACTTCATGCACTTATCTAAAATCTTAAAACACGGTCATGTTAAAGCAGGCGAACTTATAGCTAAATCAGGTGGAACTGGTGCATTCACTACTGGACCACACTTACACTTCCAAGTTGATAAAGGACGTCAAATGGGTGGCGTAAATAACGCTGCTGCAATTGACCCACTTAAATGGCTCAAAGGTCATGGTGGTGGCGGAACGAAATCAGGTAAAAAATGGGCTTCTACTATTAAGAAAGCCCTAGCAATGAATGGATTACCGACAACTTCTGCCTATGTTAATGCTTGGGCAAGACAAATTGATAGTGAGAGTAGTGGTAATCCAAATGCAACGCAGGGTGTTAGCGATGTAAACAGTGGAGGTAATGAGGCACGTGGTTTAGTGCAAGTTACACCAAAAACGTTTGCTTCTATGAAATTTAAAGGCCATGGTAATATTACTAATCCATTAGATAACTTGCTAGCTGGTATTCACTGGGCTAAATCTGCATATGGTAAGAATATGCTAAGTGTTATCGGTCATGGTCATGGATACGCTACAGGTGGCTTAATCAAAAACAGTGGTATGTATAACATCGCAGAAGGTGGATATCCTGAATACGTTATTTCAACAGACCCTAAACGTCGTACTGATTCTATGAAACTATTGGCGCTTGCTTCTCAAGAAATTGATAAAGGTAAGACAAGTGGTAATAAACGTCCACATCAATTGGGTAAACCTAATGTTCAATCAAGTGGTAGCGACCCAATGTTAGAAAAAGTAGTCGAGAATCAAAATGTACAAATATCACAATTACAAAACATGGTTGATAACCTAGTAAATTTAGTTAGTGAAACAATACAAATTAAGAATCAACCAAAAGGATTTACTGAAAAAGATGTAAGCAATGCACAAGGTAAAAGAGCAAAAATGAACTTGTGGAGCATAGGAGGTAATTATTAAATTGATTAAAACTGTAAAGATATTTAGGGATAAATTTAATTATAATCTCACTGAAATACCAGGATTAAAGTTTTTAGATCATGAAGAAGGTGATGTTGAAGTTCAAGCCAACACACTTGAATGTAAAGGTAAAGACGGTGTGGGAATTGGACCAAGTACATTTGGTCCTTTTAAACTCGTCTTACGCTTCTTCTATAGAGGTAAGGATTTAGCCGATTACAATTTAATGAAACAAAAATTAAGGGGTCTCTTATTTAGAAGGGACCCTTATTACGTTGTACATTCAGAAATGCCAGGTAAAAAGTATGCAGTATATTGTGAAAGCAACGCAATAGCAGATATTTATGATAGAAATGGTACGTTCGAAGTCAGTTTCGTCGTATACAAAGGCTATTCTGAATCACTTAAAGACACATTAAGCGTCGATTTCTTAAACGATGAATGGCAATTCGGTAATGGGCTTATTACTGATAACGACATTAGTTACAGACAAAGTGGCAAACGCTTTGTTATCTATAACGGTTCATTTGATACGATTGACCCACTCAATCATAAGTTGATTATTCGAATTAAAGCCGATGCACCGAATGGATTTACGATGCATAACTACCACACGAATGAATCATTTACTTATTACGGTGCGTTACAAGCATATCAAACATTAACTTTGAATGGCGTACATCCAATTATAGGTAATAACCGTGTGGGCATAGATACGAATTACGATTGGATAACACTTGCACCAGGTAACAATAATATTGAAATTGAAGGTAACGGTTTATCGAATGTTTATGCAGAATTTGAATTTAACTTTATTTATAGGTAGGTGAGAAGATGAAAGAACTTGTAGTTAAAAATAAAGTTGGAAACTATGCTGAAGTTTTAACCGATTATGATTATGATTCATTCAAATATGAATATGAAAAGAATAACGAACGTTCAATCTCTCTCACTGCTTATAAAGCGAGTGGCAATGAAGATATATTCGATATGTTAGTCAATGAAAACTACATTATCGAGCACGGACAATATTTTGTAATCAAATCCACATCACTTAAATACGATAGTCAAATGGTGCTTAACGACATTGTCGCTAAGCATATTTTTATGGACTTTCAAAATCATTATGTAGATAAGGATATATCAAAAGAAACGCTAAATGATGTACAAGTTGATGAAACGAATGCACCACAATACACCTTAGATAGCTATTTATCATTTGGCTTTAAAAATAATCTTTTAGGGTTTAGCTATGAAGTTATTGGTGATTTCAGTCAAACCGCAGCCGTTTCTGAATTGGGCGGACAAAATGGAATTGAATATATTGTAGCCGGTGCAGAATTATTTAATTATATTTACTTTGCAGACAATAAAAAGATTTACTTCTATACACCGGATACGTTTTATAAACGTTGCCAAATACCTATTATCTATCGTGCTAATTCAGATGAGTTACAGTGCGACATTGTAACGACAGATATGAAAACCTACGTTAAAGGTTATGGTAAGAAGAAAACAGCCGAAGAAACGAAGAATTACCAACCGATGAAGCCTAAAGACTTTAAATTATCTGGCACATTTAATAAAGAAGGTACTTGGTACTCAGAAACGAGTGGGGCCAGTTATACCAAAAAATTTACATGCAAATGGGGTAACGAAACACTTACATGGACGAATAAACAACTATCTCGAGGTGGCATGGTTGATATTTATTTAGATAATAAAAAAATAGGTAGCTATTCACAATATAGCAAACGCTCGAAAACGAATCAGATTGTGATTAAAAAAGGCTTAGCTAAAGGTAGTCATACTTTTAAAGTTGTTTATAAAGGTGCGAAATCAGGTGTTGATTACAAGAAGAAAACACCTCGCTTTTATATCGGTACCGAAAAAACAACTGTATTAAATTTAACAGCTGAACTTAAAGGCGAAGATGTATACCACGTTGTTGATGAATATAAAGCGTCTACGTTTGATACATTCGGCATGATGCAAGCACCCACAGTATTTGATGATAATGCGACAACTAAAACACAGTTACGCGCAAGTATGCTAGAACAATTGAGCGATAGTCCTACGGTTGAACTTGCTACAAATTACTTAGGTAGCGATGACGATAAATATTATATCGGTAATGATGATATTGCTGAAAATAATATCGTTCGCTTTGTTCATAAACCATTGCAATTTAACAGCGATCTAAAAGTCGTTAAACTCACACGATATCATTCAAAAGTAAACAAACCCGTAGAAGTTGAGTTTAGCAATGCAAAACAAGATATTATCGACATTCAAAACAAAATTAATTTACGCATCAAACGTGCGAATAGTGCAATTGCCAATGGTAGTTGGACGACAGATAAAAACGTGCAATATGATTTCATGTCAAACGTCGTAGGGAGTGTGTTAGTCGATGAGTAAAGAAGTACCCGCAATATTTATGCAAGACCCAAAAACAGGTGAGAATGTCTATGTGGTGTCGCATGTAGATTACGTCGATGGTATGCCAGATGATTTTGAAAACTATGATTTGGACGGATTACAAGATAATGTTTCTACGATAAATGACAATTTAGGCACAGTACAAAGTCAGTTAAATAATTTACAGTCACAAATTAGTAACATGGTTACAGATACAGGTTGGCAAAACATTAATTTAAACAGTGGTATAACTGCATATAGCACAAATTGGACACCTAAATATCGTTTCATTACGATAAACGGTGTTTCTTTTTTATCGCTGAAAGGTGCAGTAAAAGGATTAACAGGGGGGGCAACGATTGGAACATTACCAAGTAGTGTTGCTTCTGTAATCATAGATATCAGACCCTTTGTCCAATCCATGTCTAATACGAATGGCACGCCTAACTTTAATAGATGGAGTGTTCAACCAAATGGCAATATAAATTTAGAATATTCAACGACGACGATTACAAATACTCAATGGATATCGTTCGATATCACCATTATGCTATAAGGGGGAAAATAAATGGAACAATTAAGCCTACAAAAGAGTTTAACGCTCACGTTAGGACAAGAATTTAGACAACAGCTGCATACAAACTTTGTACGCACTGAAGATTTTGTGAATGAATTAAAGCAATATCAAGATTATCATGAGAACGATGAAGTGAATGCGCATAATTCAGAACAAATTAACCACATTATTAATGGAAATGTGAGAAATGCACTCGTTGATTTAGATAAGCGCGTAAGTAATTTAGTATTATCTAAAGCTAAAAATAGTTTGCAAGAGGTTAAAGATGCGCGTTTAGATAATAACGGTAATAGTCATGACACATTATATGACCGTTTAAGAGCTGACGGAACAGAATATAAATTAGATAAAGACACCGTCATGCAGTCGGTCGAAGATGCGAAAAATAAAGTGCTAGCCCAAGAATTTATGTTTGATATACCGAATCAAGGTTGGCAATACTTAACAAACTTATCGCCATTTACAAATAGTGTGATGCAATCTTTCCACTTAGATAATCGCACAGGTATTTTCTATCAAACACAAGTCTATGGTAGTAATTACAAATTAACGAAGATGAAAACCAATGGTCAGCTTTTATCCCAAATGGAAGTCGTTGGCGGTGGACACGGTACGCATCTTGGCTATCGTTGGATAGATGATAAGCTATGGATATATTCGTTCATCTTAGATAATGAAGGCAATCGTAAACTTGTTCGATTCACATATAGACCGAACACAAGTATTAAATACGGGGATTATGACATGGAAGAAGTATTTACAGGTCATCCAGAACTACCCTATATTACATGTATCATTAACGAACATGAAGGGCTAATATTATTCCGTATTGAATATCCATCTAATGAATGGACAACACGCGGTGCACGTAATTATATTGAAGTGAGACGTTTGGAAGATATAGACAATCGTGTTGATAAAGTATTGTACCGTATGGATATTCCAATGCGATTAACTGATGGCACGATAGGTCAACCTATGCAAGGGATTACGTTTGATGATAATAAACTGTATTGGTACTCGGGTGATAGTGATCCAGCAATACCTAATTTCATTACTGTGTTTGACTATACAACAGGGAAACAACTTTACCAAAAAGCATGTGATATCGGTAAGATTGGCAATGAGTTTCCGGGTAATTTTGCAGAAGCTGAAGGTTTACAAATATATTATGACATTGAAACAGGTAAGAAAGCCTTACTCGCAGGCGTGACCGTAGGCGCACCAAACTATAGAGCACATCAGATACATGGTATATTTATGCGTGATGTGTACGATAAATTAACGGCACAAGCTACGCCTGTATTGATGACTGAAACAGGTGGACGTACAAAAACTTATCCACTTTCTGAATACACAAAACTATCCGATGTAACTGAACCTGGTGTTTATTATATGACAACCGCGGACACAATGAAACTTACAGATTTCCCATTACCACCCGAAATGCGAGATGCAGGATGGTTCTTAGAAGTTTCGGCAGCGAATGTTGCGGGTGATACGAAACAAAAACTTACACGTAATAGTTACACACGTGACTTGATGATTTTTGAACGCATGGTTTCTATTAATAAACTAAATGGTGATACAGCAAATACAACAGGTTGGAATCATTTAAAATCAAGTAGTGTGTATGGTGTTGCCGAAGGTGTACCAAGCTTTATTACGGATATGAACCAACTCGGTATTATCACAAATAAACGTTGGTATATCGATACTGTACGTTCAAGTCAGTTAAAAGACCATCCAAACCCTGGTGTTGCAGGTTGGACATGTGATGTGGAAAGTGTCACAGCAAACGCATTTAAGTTAGTTTTAACACGTGTAACATCTGGGGCTGCGATACAACGTTATGAAGCTTATTTCAATACGAATAAAAACGAACGCACATCACCTTGGACGTTATTCCAAGGTTCAAACGTATAAGGGGGTTAAAATATGAGTATGGATAAAAAAATTAATATACCTTTAGAAACAACGGCACAGTATCAGAGTTTAAGTCAACTCAATGTTCAATTTTGGAATCAAGATAGACAAACAGCCATTTTACAATTTCAGATTACACGAAATAACTATCCTTTAGCTTTAAGTGAAGAAAACGTCAAAGTTTTCATTGCACTTGAATCAGGGGATAGTTTTTTAGTGGACGATAAACTAGATTTTGTAGATCAGTTAAACGGTGTTGTGAGTTATATCATTCCTGATGATTTTATGAAAGTAGCGACAGAAGTTAAAGGGCAAGTGTATGTAACGACATTAGATGAAGAAGAAGTGGTCGTACAAAGACAATTCACATTCACTGTAGCCAATGACCTAATTGCAGACTTATCTGCCGAAGATAAAATTAGAGAATTTAAATACTTCTCTGACATGAGAGCAGAAGTCGCAGAAATGATGACGAAGTTAAATAGTGATTTTGAAAACATGAATGACTACGTTACACAAGTACAAGATACTACCCAACAAGGTATCGCAGCACTTACAAAACTCATTGATGATAAAGAAAAAGCGTATAACGATAACCACGTCGCTAAAATGAAAGAATTAGACGATAAAGGCACAGCGTACAGTACAAAGTTTGATGAAGATAAACAATATATGGATGAGAAGTTTGAAGCCTTTAAAACATCAGTTAATGGCAGTGGATTAGTTACAACAGGACAAAGTAAAGATTGGCAGAAAGTAAAACTTACATCAGATAGTGGTATCAGAACGTATTTAACTAAAGGTAGCGTTAAAGATATTAAAGCATTAAATTCTGGTTTCTATGAAACAGTTGTAGCGGGTACGACAGATGCCACGGAATTCCCTAAAGTAGCATACGGTAGTTATGTAGAAATTGATGTGATGAAAGCAGATGCAGGACGTATGCAAGTAAAATTAGTCATAAATGGTACAGGTAGAACGTTCAATCGCTATATCCACACTGACGCTTCAAATGACACAGGTTGGTTAGAAGTTCCACAATTCGTAGATATTTCAACGATGGAAACAACACAAGGCTCACAAGCTAAAGCAACAACGGCTGAGAATAACGCAAAGGTTTATATAGATAATAAATTATTAAATGATAAATCACTTATTTATAATGGTTCTGCAAATGGTGTAGGCACTGATTTAACGTTAAGTGAAACATTAGATAATTTTGTTTTTCTTTATATATACGGAGTGGCAAACGGTGCTATTTACTTTACCGCGACAGGTAATCCAATGGATAACAATAATATTACTGTTTCGTGTACCAATGTTGTTGATAGTGACGGAAATGGTGGAGGGCACTATGAAGCGTTATTATCAAAAACATCTCGTACCAAGTTAAGAATTACTAATGATGTTTATTTTGATTTTGGTTCCGGTAACGGTTCAGGTGCCAATGCAAATAAAATCACTATTAATAAAATTATAGGGGTGCGTAAATATGCGAATATTAATTAATGAGAACAATGAAATTGTAGGTTATGCAACTGTGGGAGGTTTAGAAGGAGACTTTGAAATCGATGATAGTATTGTCCCTCTAGATTTCACACAAAAATACAAATCAAAATACTATTTATACCAAAATGAACAAATTGTTGTTAATCCTAACTACCAAATTGAAACTCCTATACAACCAACTCCATCTCCACAACCTTTGATGTCAGACGATACACTCAAATATATGGTTGCAACGCTTCAAAAACAAAGTGTACAAAGTAATATGAAAATCAACAAATTACTTAAAGATAACCAAGATTTGAAAACTAAAGTGTCAGAACTTGAAAACAAAGAGGTGACGGCGAATGAATAATATGGATGGTATGATTTCACCCACAGTTGGAGAGATTAAACAAATGTATATATGGGGCTGTCTAACGAATGATGATATTCAATGGTATGTCGATATGGGTGCCATTGATAAGGAAGATTATGCATTAATTACAAATGAAAAATATCCAGACGAACCTCAAGCTTAGGCTTGTGGTTTTATTTTATAGAAAGAGGGTGAGTGTGTGAAGAAAATATTGAGTGTAGATAAGTTAGAAACCAAAGAAATAATACTAATTCTCCAGTCAATACTATTAGGGGCGACTATAACAGGTCGTGGTGTACTGTGGTTTACAAGTCAAGAAACCGTATTACATGATTCCCCATTTTATAAAGCTTTACATGAAATTATGCCTATTTGGGTGTGGGGATTAGCTATTATGATTACAGGTCTTGTATACACGTCTAGCGCATTATTTGTAACATCAATGGAACATTCTAATAAATATCATTTGTTTACATTTATCGGTGGTGGAACATCTGCGATATTTTATTTCATCATGACAAGTGCTGGTATGTACAACAACTTAAACTGGTTAACACCGTATAACTTTCTCATATTGACGGTGTGGACGGGTGTTTTAGCATTTATCGGCGGTGCAGAAATATATGCAAGAAGAAAATAAATACATCACTCATGAAACATTTAATATTAGAGAACGTAAAATGTACCGATACATCGATGAGAAAGATAGTGAATTAAAAGATTTATTTCACAACTTAGATAAAAAGCTAGACTTAGACCGACAACGTGGTGAACAAACAATTGAGCAACAAGGAAAAATGATAAATAGTTTAGAAAGCATTAATGATAATTTAATCAAGTTTGATAAACGTGTAACTAAAGTTGAAGATCAGGCAGAAACACATGAGCAAGATATAAACAATATTATAAAAAAATCAGAAGAAAAGAAAGCTGGCAGTGTACAAATAACAGTTGCGATTATTACAACAATTGGCACAGTGCTAGTCGGGGCGTTTGGTGTCGCTCATCTCTTTTTTTAACAAGTGGAAGAGGGCGTGTAATAGCGTCCTTTTTATTATGGAGGTAAATGAATGAAAAGTATAAATTGGAAGGTTCGTTTTAAGAAGAAATCATTTTGGGTAGCTATTATCTCGGCAATAGCACTCTTTATTAACAATATGACGCAAGCTGTCGGATTAGATTACTCTTCACAAGTTGAACAAGGTGTAAGCATCTTAACAAGCATTTTGACAGTATTAGCTGGTATTGGCGTTGTTATTGACCCTACGACTGCTAAATTAGGCGATACAGGCATCGCTCAAACCTATTCTAAGCCACATGATGAGCAAGTAGACCCTGTTGAGTATCAAAGAGAAGGGAACACATTCACACCTAAAGAATATGATACTAGAGAAGATTTTTCTGATGATAGTGATGAAGTAGAATTTTATTCAACTTTAACAGATGGCGGTCAGCATCCAGATGAAGCTAAACATTTAGAAGATGAAGAACAACCCGAAGATGATACAGACGAAGGGTTAGGACAAAGAGGTGTTGACAATGGCAAAAACTAAAAAACAAATTGAACAACGACTACAAGCCTATGCAAAAGGGACAGTGGATAGTCCATATCGTATTACAAAGCCTACGAGTTATGACCTATCATTTGGTGTTATGGAAGTTGGCGCCATTGACGCAGATCGTTACTACCATGCACAGTGCCAAGATTTAATTACTGATTATGTATTGTGGTTAACGGATAATAAAGTGAGACCGTGGGGAAATGCTAAAGACCAAATTAATCAAAGTTATGGTACAGGATTTAAGATTCATAAAAACTTACCATCAACGGTAGCTAAAACTGGTTGGATAGCAGTATTTACGTCTGGCACTTATTCACAGTATGGTCATATAGGTATTGTATATAGCCCAGGCGACACAAATAAATTCCATATTATTGAACAAAATTGGAATGGCTGGGCAAATAAGAAACCTTTAACACGATGGGATAATTACTATGGATTAACGGATTTTATCGAAGTACCATACGCTAAAGAAACAATTACGACTAAGAAAACAGCACCTAAAGCAGCTACAAGTAAACCAGCTAAAAAGATTAGTGTTAGCCATAACAATATAAACCTACAAAGCAACTTTGCTAAGAGAGGATACAATCCTAAAGGCGTTGTAATTCATAACGACGCAGGGCGTTCTACAGCTCAACAATATGAAAACAGTCTTAAAGGTGCAAATCAAAACAGACTAAATAACGGCATAGCCCACGCTTATGCTGATTCAAGTCACATTTGGTATGCAATCGAACCAGAACGCATTGCCTATCATACCGGAGATGGTGTAAAAAAAGGTACAGGTAATTATGATTATTTTGGTATTGAAGTATGTCAGTCTATGAGTGCATCAGATAAGGAATTTATGGCTAATGAACAGGTTGTATTACAAGAAGTAGCTAGACTTCTTAAAAAATGGAAGTTACCAGCTAATCGTAATACGGTAAGGTTGCATTTAGAGTTTTCAGCTACGAGCTGTCCTCATAGAAGTTTAACAATGAGAACTGGATTTAATCCTGTAACTCAAGGCAGACCCTCAGACGCCATTATTAAGAAACTTAAGGATATTTGGATTAAAGAAATCCGTGCATATATGGAAGGTAAAACACCATCTATAAAAACAGTAGCTAATAAGCCAGGTTCAGCTTCTACACCAGCTACTAAAAGTAATAGTGACGGGTGGAAAGTTAATGCCTATAATACCTATTACAAAACAGAGCGTGCTTCATTTACTGTTGGTAGCACAAGAATAGCGGTGAGAAGTACTGGACCATTTACTACTTGTCCGTTCACTGGTTGGTTAAATCCAGGTGTAACTATAACTTATGATGAGGTCATGGTTCAGAACGGATTCGTATGGTTAGGTTACGACTCTTACAATGGTAGACGCTATGTACCAATTAGAACGGCGCAAGGTACACCAGGTAGTAGTAATTATGTATTAGGACCATTATGGGGAACTATTAGCTAAAATAATATGTGTATGTTATAGTGCGTTTAGGGAAATGAAATATAGTAATATATTACTTGTTTTATCCTCTCCAATAAGTGGCACCTCTTTATGAGGTGTCTTACTTATTATATAGATAATTTTCTCCAGGATATTATTTCGCTATTATATTTTTGTTGGCACCTCTTTATGGGGTGTCTTTTGTATTATTAGATAATATATGTTAAATTACAAATTAGGTGCAAGTACTAGTAGTACATTTTCAGTGTTTCATAATTCGGAGGACACCTCATAAAGAGGTGTCTTTTTTTGAATAAATTTATTTATATGCCTTATTTTTTAATTCCTAATTGTGGAATAAATATTTGTATTTTAAAATTAAAATGTTATTGTTTATTTAGAGTTATTTTAAACTCTTTACATTCTCTAATTTGAATTACTTTCTTGTGGAGCAAGCCTCGTAGCTTGCTCATATTTCCACTATATGATTATTGTGTAAAAACTTTCTTCCAATAAGAACATTAAATGGTGCAGCGCCATCTAATCATTTAGATGAAAAATTATGGAACACTATTAGCTAAATGTATTAAAATTATAAAACTACTTTTGCCTGATAATAGGTAGAAAAATTTACGTTAGTGCATAATTAGAGTAGTCTCCTAGGGTTGCTCTTTTTTAAGAAGTAATATGTGTTGAATACAATTAGCTAATATTATTTGGTCATGATATAATTAATTTAGATAATTTTTTCTCCAGAATTTTTATCTCATTTTTAAATACTTTTGTTTACACCTCTTTATGGGGTGTCTTTTTTATGATAAAATAATATTAGCCATACAATCGCTATTCATTTTCAAGGTAAAAGTAGGTACGTTGTCGCGTGCCTGCTCTTTTTATTTGTTTTGCCCAATATATTGTGATATATTCTTTGAAGAGGCGATAGGTCTCTTAATTATTCTCTTTTTGATTAACATGAATTTCCCTTAACAGGCTCCCCATAGCCTGTTTCTTTTTGTTTTAAATACAACCTCTAGGGTATAATATTTAAACATGCGCTAGTTATCCAACTATTGCTTTTATAATGAATCAAATCTCCGTCATCCATGCATGTCACTGGGTGAAAGTTTAGTGTAAAGGGTAGGCACTTCGGTGCTTGCCCTATTTTTTTGTGTTATAATATAGATATTTAGAGCTTAGGCTCTGCTAACCACCCATACTAGTAACTGGGTGGTTATTTTTTTATGCATAATTTTATAAAAGTTACCTAATATATTTCATTATTTTATATTCTTTGATATACTATTTTAAGTTTATAAACATCATATTTTGATATATGATGAATAAAGGAGTGTTTATAATGGAGTATAAACCCTTAAAGAAGCTATTTCACATGTATGGTTGGGATAGTATAGAAACAGAGTACGAGATGAGAAAAAATAGTTTTTCGTCGTATAAAACAAATTTATTTATAAATCCGATACAGGATGAAAAACAGAAGAGAGACGTTAGCTATCCTTTATTTTTCGTTTTAACAAAAGAGCTGGTTTTAAAATTAGAAAAAGTACTAATTAATTCTACAAAAATTAAGCATTTATCATCCTTACAACCAGGTATAGCAAATGATTCTTATATTAAGCATTTATTAATAAATGAATTACAAAGCACTAATGAAACAGAAAATGTAAGAAGCACAAAAAAAGAGATCGCGGCATCAATAAATAAAACTAAAGGTTCAAATAAACGCTTTGATGGACTTGTTAACCAATATTTAATGATTGAGAATGGTAACATTGAATTTAATAGCCTTTCAGACATAAGAAATATATTTGATTCTATTGTATCAAGCGAAATTAAAGAAAAAGACTTACCTGATGGTAATTTATTCAGAAAAAATTCCATAGGAGTTTATGATGAGAGTAAAAACAAATGGATTCATAGAAATGAGTTTACTGAACCAGAAATATACGAATTTTTGACTTTAGTACTAGAATTTATTAAGCACTTTGAAGCGCCAGAAGTATTTAAAATTATGGCAAGCCATTTTATGTTTGAGTACTTACACCCATTCTATGATGGTAACGGCAGATTGGGAAGATATTTGGTAGCTAAATTATTAAACGATAGTTTAGATTCTTTTACAGCATTAACTTTCTCGTATGTAGTAAACAATAATAAGACTAAATATTATAAGTCTTTTGAAAATGCATCAGATTATTACAATAAAGGTGAATTAACAAGTTTTATAGGTGATATGCTTCAATTATTAATTGAAGGGCAAGACAGTATTATAGAAACATTTGAAAATAACAACGAAGTAATCACTAGATTAGAAAATGCTTTAAAATCGAAAAATTTAAATAAATATGAATTTAATGTTTTATATATTTTGTTGCAAGACAAAGTTTTTGGTAGTAAATATTCAAGAATTAGTCTAAAGTCACTTAAAGATTTTGTTGGTTTTTCAAGAAATAAGATTAACGAAGCTATCGATAACCATAAAGATAAATTAGTTAAAATTCAAAGCAATCCAGTTATTTATGAGATTAAAGATGATTTTATGGAAGAATTGTTATCTAAATAGCTTTAATTCGTGTAATACTAATAACCGTATCTTAACAGATGCGGTTATTTCATGATACACTATATTAAGGAGCTGTAGTGGGCTCCCACTTATTGATTACAGCCTCACCCTCGGGTGGGGATTTTGTTTATATTAAAATATATGTGGTATTAATTAATTAAGCGTCATAGAACGTTTGCCAAAATCATACTACACAATCTCTTAACAAGCTCACCTG